CGGCACTACCGTCAGCACCTTTGATATCAATATCAAAGACTTTAATGCCATCAGTAGTAAATATTCCGACGCATCCGTCATCTCCCTTAAACATCATGTGGAAACAGTTAGTTTCCCAAACACGACGTGCACCAACAGACATGCTTAAAAGTGACCCGTCAGCCACATAGGTCCAGAGATCTTGATGGTTGACGGAAACAGCTTTGAGGGCGCCCATGAAAATTTGGGCACAAGCACCACATTGGATGGCAGCGGGGGTGCCAAGATCGACTACGTTCCTGCCGAACTTGCCAAATTTGGCCCATTCGTTCTTAAATTTGCAAGAACAGCCTTCCTTGGCAATAGCCAGAGCTTGAGAAATACGGTCCCTACCTATCATCCAAATAAGTGATACGATAAGGCCCGTCTGTATAATAAGATCCCAAGTCCGGGAATAGAGTTTGAACTTGGGTCTGGTTGGATCAGTGGCATAGGCAGCTGTGTACTCCATTACATCTGTTCTGCCAGACAGAACAACATCCCTCAATTCCTGTATAAGGAGCTTATAGGCAGGTAATGTTGTAGCAATGCTCTGGTTCTGAAAGAGCGAGGCATGGCGGAGCAGAGACTCCTCTCGTGCGGCGGAGAGCCTGTAAAGGAAGGCATCAGCAACATTTCTAGGACTGATTCCATAGAGAGAGCGGGTAAAATAGAAACCACGCCACACGGACTTGAAAATAGTCCGAGGGGTGTAAGTTTTATCCCGTGAAAAGGTTTTGGGTTTTTCACCCTCGCATTCTGGGTGTTCTAATCTGACCCTATTTTCGGAGATGCGGGTACAATACGTTGGTAAGGTGCAAGAAGGGCATCTTGGGTGGTCTAAATTAATCCTGCCGTAAATATCCCGACAATATGTGTCCTTGGCGCAACTAAAAATCCGGGAATCGATAAATAGCTTTGTTACACGGTTCTCACTTCCATAGAGTTTATAAAACCCGGTAAAATTGAGTCCGTATGCGGCGCCAAGGAGGGCTAGTTTGACTGCCACTTAGGAGTCACACCAACCATAGACGAGAATTGACACCGACTTGCCCATTGGTTATAGGCAACGTCGAGGCTGTTCTGCATAACCTCAGAATCAACCTCATATTGGGCGGTGGGAAATTCTTGACCACCCTTGGTGCTAAAAGTAGCACGTTGTACAAATTTATTTCCTGAGGCTACAAAGTAATCAGTGACCTTGTCAATGACCTCTGTGTATACTAAGGCGTGGCAATAAGCGTTGTAGCCTAATGTGGTGTACAGACAGAGGGTAGATTCAAAGACCTCAGAGGTTGCTGGCAGTAAGGGAACTGTCGGATTGATTATTGTGGCCTTCAGAATGTTCCATTCCTCGGTTATTCTATTATAGAGTCTTCGCATGAAGGGGTCGTCTAGTATGCCTACCCAAGCACCAAACCTATGTATTTGTCTGCGCGGAGAGACATTCCCCGTGAGTGTTGGAAATTTAGGAAGGGAGTCTGTTACTTGGGATTCGGAGTGGAGACCGTAGATAATAGTGAGAATAAGTACAATTATGGCTAGTGGAATATGAACTCTGGTCCCTGTAAGAGTGGGAACCATTGAGAAGAGGTAAAGTATGTACAATGTTGGGATGAGGATAGTGACCTTGTGGTAACTTATGAGTTTGGTAATCATAAGTTCGAGCCATGACATCTTCACTTGGAGAAAGATAACCCCCCAACAGGGGTGTAGTCTGATCTTAGGCTTCTTCCCGTCCATTGGGTTATGCCCATCGATATGCTGTGGCCATGAGGGCTGGGCATCAGCAAAGGTTCCGTTCCCGGTGGGAGAAGCAGGAGCAGGTGCAATGGTTTTCACATCGTGAATGAGGGGGGAGAGGACAGGGTCTGCAGGTTGGGCTGGACCAGCGGCCATTGGTTGGCCCGATTCAAGTGGATCGGGCTCATTGTCTTTTTGCTCCAGGATACGATCATCAACGCGTCCATGAAAGGAAGGATTCCTTTCAGAAAAGACGCCCTTGGCGGGATCCCAAGGATAATCTGAATACAAATCAGGGTCACCAAGTGTGCCACTATGTGGGACAAACCCAGGGGGCTTGTCACCTGGTTGGCTCCTATGATAACAGTCGCTAGGGATCTGGTAAAGGGGAGGTCCAATGGAAGACGAGGTAGAGGAGATAGGGGAAGACGGAGGCACGTCGACCCAACCTGAGCTAGGAACTATGGAAGTATTATCCTGGAACTCCTTTCTTAGGGGAGCAGCTCCAGGTAAAGCTCTGAGGGCGTTCTTTGCACTCTGGCAGCTGTCAACAGGGGCTTGGGGGGGATGTGGGTGGGAAGCATGGTCATCCACCACAACCTGTTTAACAAGGTGGTGGGCGGAATTGGACACCTTACCAGCAGGAAGATTACCAAGGGCAGAGGGTTGGAGAAGGGGGAGTATAGATGCGGGGTTGGCAGGTGGAGGTACTGGCTTGGGAGGAGGTAGGGCCTTAAGCTCCATCTCTTTAGCGAGAAGTTCCCTGAATCTGTCTACCTCAGGGCCATGGTGTAATTTACTACACGATTCCCCAAATTCACATTTGCCGGAGGCAGCAAAGTAGCAACATACCCCACGGTACGCTGGGACAAATTCTGCTGGACTCCTCTTGACACCGCCACCTTTACCGCTAGCCTTCTTGTGCACGTGGTTCTTTGCTTCCTTGGCAGTACGCCGCTGGATAAAGAGTCTTTCGGCCTCGTCACCTTTCTTCTTGGCGGCATCCCGCGATTTGGCTGAAACCAAAAGTGACTGGGATTTGGGTGGGGCAGGCTCGGCGACACACTTAGATAGGTCCTTAAGTGCTCTATCTACGTCGTCGGAGTTAGTCCACTCTCCATGTGAGCCGCTTAGCGATGAGGGACGCAGGGTCTCAGGGTCCCTGCCCGAAGCGGAACAGGAACCATAATTTGGTTTAGGTAGTGGAGGAACACTACCGTGGAATGGCACTATGGAGCTACTCTGTGTAACACCAAGTACCGGGGGGGAATAGGACCTTGACGATTGAGGCTCTTTTTCACATCGCGACCACACTGCGAAGGGTGGTTGCGTGAAATACAGGTATACGGAATTATACACATTCCGCTCTCTGCTAGCTACAGATCTTCCTCCTAACCATAATGGGGATGCCGTGGTCTCGACTCCACGCTTCCCAGTTCCTAAGTTACTACCGAACTGCTTAGGTGTAACGGCTTTCTTGTTGATACAACTAGAAAACAGTGGCATGACTGATGAGGACATATATTAATAGTCTTATA